GTCGCCACGCCTACCCGACTCCAGGCGTCGACACCGCCAGGGACAGCTCCAGATGCGGCAGCAGGTTCGTGACCCGATGCACGAGCAGGACGTCGTACGTCACGCCGTCGACGACGAGGCGATCGCCCGTGACGACGTCCGTGTCGAACGGCACCAGCGCCTTGAACGTGGCGTCGACGAGCAGACCCGCGTCGGTCTGGACCTGGCGACCACTGGCCCGCTGCACCGAGCAGGCCACGCCGGTAACGACCGTGAGGCTGAAGGTCTGCCGCGTCGCGCCACTCGAGGTCGGCGCCGCCGCCAGGGCCCGATTCACCGTCCCGCGCTGGTCGAGGAGGTCGAGGACCGCGGTCGTGTCCACTTACGCCGCTCTCGACACGTAGGGCCACACCAGGCCCTGGACATCGGCCGGCAGCCCGGATCGGTCCCCGCTCTCCGGATCCCGATACGATACGGACAGCTCGCCCGCCGTCTTCGAGGCGACGCCCGGCGTGACGTGGATCAGACGATGGCTGACCAAAAGAACGCAGGCGAGCTTCAGGTCATCCGTGACATCGACCAGGGTCGCGAACCGGCCCGCCGTGTAGACGACGGTCCACTCCGCCATGAGCCCGGCCGTGTTCTGCGGCACCGGCCAGTAACCCAAGTGCCGCAGCGAACCCGTGCGCGCGATGATGAGGTAGTCGGCCGCCGGCACCGTGTTCAGCGCCGGGTCCGTGATCGATGTCACCGCCACGATCGGGTACTTCCGCAGCCGCATGTACTCGCCCGTCGGTCGCGCGTAGACCTCGGTGAAGGTCCGCTGCATCAAGGCGTTCTGACAGAAGCCCTCGATGGCGAACGACGCGCCGGTGATCATGTTCTCCAGCCGTCGCTGATCCTCGACGGACAGGTTCGACTGGCCGAGGTGCACCTGGGCGTAGTCGAGGTCGATCAGGTCAACCGGCGACGGCATGCTCGGCTCGGATGTGCTGATCGAGGTTCGACGGCACCAGGAAACGCACTCCGCAGCGCGAACACCGCTTCGCGTGCGCGAGCAGACTCTCGCCCGGGCCCGCCGCCGGTGCTTCCGACGGCGCAACCGCAGGCGAGAGCTGAGGAGCCGGCACCGCGGAGACGGACGGCACGACAACCGCCGTCTCCCGGTACCGATGGTGACGAGACATCAGGCCGCCGGGAGCGTCCTGGCGTTGCCCAGGATGGCGAACATCCCGAACGCCGCCGCGGCGCTGTTGGCCGACGGCGTCCACGTCATCCGGACGTACCGCTTCGATCCCTTGTAGCCGATCGCCCGCAGCTTGTTGTCGTCCGAGAAGAGGTGATTCATGTCGGCCGCGAGCGTCCCGATCAGGTCGTTCGCGCCCGGCGCCGCCGTGTCGGAGAGCGCCGGATCGTCGCCGTGCTCCAGGGTGACGGCGAACGTCGCGTCGGCGTCGTCGAGCTGGCCCGTGTGCAGCACGAGCAGCACCGCCTCGTAGCCGGCGCGGTCGAGAATCGCCGACGCGACCGCCGTGGTACCGGTCGTCGAGGCGTTCGGGCCCCGCAGATTGACCAGCTTCAGCCTGTTCTTGAGGTCCGGCACTGCACTCATGTCATCTCTCCCTTCGCGCCTACCCGCGCGCCGTGAAGTCCTCGCTCGTTCCCGTCGTGCGGCTCAGACCTCGCACTTCTGGACGCGGAACGCCGCCTTGCGGAGCGGCTGTCCGCCCAGTCGCGCGTGCGGCAGAAGCCCGATGTTCGGCGCGAAGCGCTCGTTGAGCCGCTGCACGCGGAGATCCTGGCGATCGGCGATGCCGTAGTACCGCCAGTCGCCGAAGATGATCGGCAGCGTGGCCGAACCCGGATCGGCGACGAACTCGCTGTAGCGAACCGGCCGGCCCCAGAGCGTGTCGGGGGTGCTATTCGGCGGGATGATCGGGTAGCTCTGGTTGTCCTTCAGCTTCAGGATCCCGGCGTACCCGAGGCTCGACATCACGTACGTCGCGCGCTGGCGGTACTGCGCCGGCAGGCTGTACGTCAGGTCGACGAGACCGTCGTACGTCAGCGCGGTCGCGCTGCCCGTCTTCACCGTCGTGATGCCGGCGCTGGCGTGCAGCACGCCGAGCGGCTGGCCCACACCGGAGCCGAGCAGGAACGCCGCGTCTTCGTCGAGCCCGCGAGTCTCCGCGATGATCTCGGCGAGGATCGAGTCCAGCGGTGCCGCCGAGTCGTTCAGCAGCTCTTGAGTCAGCTCGATCGCGTCGGGCTGCCACGAGTGCACCGGGATGCGCTCCTGGCCGAACTTCGGCTGGTTCTGCACCGTTGGCGCGGTACCACCAGTGACGTACCCTTCCGGCTTCCACGAACCGACGAAGCCGGTGCCGTAGATGTCGGCGTTGTTCGTCGCCGACTGGATCGACGGAAAGACCAGCACGCTCGACCCGGTCGGGATCACGCGCGCCAGGTTGCGCACGACGGTGAAGCCCGCGAGATCGCGGATCACCTCGGACCGGAAGTCCTCGGGTACGAGGAACCCACCGAGGTCGCCCTGGGTACCGAGAAGCGCGTGCTGCTCTTGCGGGCCGAGGCTCGCCAGCAGCTCGCGCATCGCCTCTTGCGCGGCACCGAGACCGTGCTTGACGTAGGCGATGAACCCGAGCTTGTGCGCCGCCTTGTACTGCTCCCGAGTGTCCGGCTTCGGCGCCGCCGCAGTCCTCGCCTGCACACCGCTGACCGGCTCCGTCAGCTCGCGGCCGAACGACTCCAGCTTCAGCTCGCGCTCCAGGCGATCGAGGTCGCCGCGCAGCTTCTCGGCGTCGGCGTACTGCTTGTCGAACTTCGCCGACAGCTCCCGGACGTCCTCGCCCTTCTCCTGCTTCTCAGCGATCTGCTTGCCCGTCTCCCGGGCATCGAAGATCGCTTTCCCGTAGGCGTCGCGCTTCTCACGAATCTTGCTGTCGAGCATCGCTGTCGTCTCCCTTCCCGGGTTACGGCGTGAGGGCGTACGCCCCGAGCTGGTCGAGGGCCAAAGTGCGCAGCTTGGAAGCGACGCTCGCGGCGATGAGCCGCTGCTCGTGAGCGTCGACGTCGGCGCGCGTCTGCACGTCTTCCGAGTCCGGTTTCGACTTCGGCTCCGCGGCGTCGAGCAACGCCTGGAGCGCGGTGATCGCATCGCTCACCAGCCCGCGATTCCGGCCGCTGAGCACCTTCCCCTCGTGCGCCTCACGGAGCAGCGCGGCGCACGCCGAGAAGGCGAGCGACGTCGTGTCCGGATCGGTGGCGTCGAGGACAGAGCGGAGGAAGGTGTCGAGCTGTCCGCTCTCGATCGCACGGCGAGCGGCGGCGTGAACCGCCTGGATCTTCGCCATCGGATCCGCGGCGAAGGTGACGAGGCTGAACTCCCAGAGCTTCGCCTCGAAGATGTGCCGCGTGACCGGCCGGTTCTCTTCGTTCGTGCGCTCTTCGGTGCGCACGGGATCGAACCCGATCGACAGCTCGTCGATCACGCCGTCCCGCAACAGCGTGAGCGCGTCCTTGCCGAGCGCCGTCTGGCTGATCTTCGCGGTGACCGCGAGCCCCTCGTACGTCTCGACCATCTCGGTCGGAACGCCGATCGGCTTCGAGGTCTCGTGCTGCCAGAGCACCTTGACGCGACCGCGATCTTCGAGCAGCGTCTTGGCGAACGCGCCGCGCTCGATGATCGTCGGCACCCACGCGTCGACGACCGACCCGAACACCGACGCCATGCCCTTGAACGAGCCGGCTTCGAGGTTCACGTCGGAGGTCGCGAACTTCGCCGCGAAGGACTCCAGCGGGCCCGCCGTCCGGTTCAGCTTCAGTCGCATCGCCCCTCGGGTGCCGGCGACTGGACAAACAAAAAGCCCCCGGGGCCGTTGCTTCTGGCCCCGGGGGCTCGGCTTGTGTCCGGTCGCCCGTCAGGTCGTTACTTCAATGGCTCTACCCGGTAACACGACCTCGGGAAGAATTGCAAGTATTTTCCCCAGTCGGTAACACCACGGCTTGTGTCTCGGCCGAGAAATGTGCCTTCAGGTCGTGGCCCATGTATGCGCCGTCTCTGAAGTTAATCGCGATCTGCCCCGTCCAGCCGCCGTCGATCAGGAGCTTGATGTGCTGGAGCACGTCGAGAGGGATCGGGGTAACGGAAGTCGCCATCAGGCGAGGCTCCGGACAGGGGTCCAGTGCGCGTCGATGAAGGGACGCATCACTTTCGTCCGCTTCGGATGACAGAGCTTTCGTATCGCTTTCGACTCGATCTGTCGGATCCACGGACGGTCGACCATCAGCCCTTCAGCACCAGGGTCGTCGTGCACCGACACGCCGGATGTGCCGGCGGCGTCATGACGGCTGTCCCATCGGGCAGCGTGAACGGCTCATCGAGCCCGACGAGCGCATGCTCCGCCATCGGCAAGCAGATCTCCTCGTCGAGGCGATCGTCATCGGTAACGAGCCACTTCCGCCGCGCCGTCTCGTCGATCGAGCCTTCCTCACGCGCCTGCACCCACTGTTCCCGCTGCCCCTGATTCGCGGCCGCGATCGACTCCGTGCGCCCGATCAACTCCGCGCGCTTGCGCAGCGTGCGGCGCGCGTACTTGTCGGTCATGCGTTGGACCTGATCCTCCGGCCGGCCCTCGTCGAGCAGCTCACGCCGATACGCATGCACCGCGTTGACCTGGCGCTGCGTCAACCCGAGCCCGGCGTCGAGCACCATCTTCGCGGTCTGATTCACCTGGAGCCCTGCCTCGATCGACTGCACGATCGCGGCACGCAGCGCCTCCCGCTGGCTCGACGACACTTCGACCACCAGCGCGACGCCATGGTTCTGCGCCCAGGCGGCGACCCGCGGATTCGTCACGTTGAACCCGATCCCGATGTTGAGCGCGGACGCCGTCGCCTGGCCCGCCGCGATCACGGTCTGCTGCAAGATCGGCGGGAGCGAGTCGAGCAGCTCCGCCTCGCCGACCTCCGACCAGCGGATCGCACCGATCGCGCGATCGATGTCCCCCACAGACAGCGCCGCCTCCAGCGCAGCGCGGTCCGCCTCGCTGCGCGTCTTCGTCACCGCAGCAATGAACGCGTTCCGGAGTCGAGGATCCGCGGCATCGGCAACGGCGTGCAGGGCCCGGACGACCGAGTCGTTCGACGCCCAGGTCTCCGACGCCCAGGACTCGACGGCCCGATGAAGGTCGCGCTTCGCCGTACGCAGATCACGCGCGAGAAGATCCCCGACGTGATCCGCGATGATCCGAGCTGGCGGAAGAGCCCGCTGCTGCCGCGCCTGGAACATGTGCGCTCGTCGCTGCTTCAGGTTCGGCGGCACGTTCCCGTTGCCGTTGCCGTTGCCGTTGCCGTTCCCGTTGCCGTTCCCGTTCGCCGGCATCGCCATCGGATCGAAGGCCGGCGCCAGCTCGCTCTTGAACATGTCGCCCTCGTCCCCGAGCGCCTCCATCCCGACGACCTCGCGCGCCTCGTTCTTCGTGAGCAGATCCGCTTCGTACCCCTGCACCGCCCACTCCCGCCGCGTGTCCTGGTTCTCCTGGAGCGCCTCGACCATCCCCGTGTCGAACACGATGCGGAGATCGTCCCCGAACTCCGCGGCGAGATCCACCGTCAGCAGCTCGCCAAGATCCGCGCAGAGCGGCGCGAGCGTCTCCTGCCAGAACGACTTCCGGTATTCCTTCGCATTGCTGTACGTCGCATGCTCCAGCCCGACCAGGGCCCCGACCACGACGGCCGGCACGCCGATGACGCCGCAGATCCTCGACTCCGTCAGTCCGAAGATCGGCGCGATGTCGAGGCGCTCGATCTTCGCGGCGATCTGCTGATAGGTAACATCGCCGTCGAGGATCGAGACGTCGTGCCAGTTGCCGACCGGCCGTCCCCCGAACCAGCCGCCGACCATCTCGCCGATCCAGCCCAGCGTGCTGCGACGCGCCGGGCCCGCATGCTGTTCCTTCCAGAGCGCCTTCAACCGCTCACGCTCCTCGGACGGCACCTTGCCCTTGAACGTGAGCACGCCAGCCGGCACGCCAGCGTTGTAGAAGAACGCGCGCACGAACTCGACACCCTGGTTGTCGAGGTCGCCGAGGCTCGCCAGCACCGAGATCGGCGAGATCCCGTAGTAGTCGTTGAGCGGATCCGGCGCCCACATCTTTTGAATCATGTCCGCCGGCTCGATCGGGATCTTCCGCTCGTTGCCCTCGACCGCGTACTCGTAGCCCTCGACGCGGCCGTTCTGCCCAGGCTTCACACGCACGCGATCAGGACGCAACGGCCACAGCTCCACGACGTTGCGCCGCTCCGCGCGCACCTTGTGCAGGTACCCGTTCCCGCCGCAATAGAGATACGTGATGTACCGCTGCAACATCGCCGTGCGGGACTTGTCGGCCGGGTTCGGCTTGTCGAGCAAGCGCCGGAGCGGATGATTCCGCTCGACGTCGATCAGCGTCCCATCTGCCTGCTCACGTGCGACCCGCAACGGCGGCTCGCACAACGACGTCGCGATCTCGTTGATGCACGCGCACACGAGCGCGTTCCGTCGGAATCCGCTGTCGGCGAGCAGACGATAGTTGTCCGGATGCGGCAGCGGCCGCCCCTGCTGCCACGTCGGGACGGAGCGAGCCACGACCGAATCCGCCCTCGGCGTCATCCCCATTGCGCGCGCGAACCGTTCCATCAGCCCCATGGCCTACTCCTTCTCGCCGCCCTCGGCGGAGACGGCCGCCGTCGACGGCGTGCTCGTCCAGTCCAGAGCGAATAGGCCGCAGTCGCACACTAGCGGCGGTAACTGTCCCCGGAGCGTCACGCACTCCGCCCCGTACATCGCACGATGCACGTAGCCTCGATGATCCAGCGGAATCACCGCGACGTCTCCGCTGAGATAGCGCGTCTTCACGTGAGCCCGAGTCCAGGTCAGAGTCACGAGAACGTCACCGTGGTAGTCGCGCTCGCCGTCGCCGTCGAGGATGACGACCACGTGTACGACATGCTCGGGTGATACCGGACGCTGACGACCCGAGGCTGCGGCCGCCGGATCTCCAGCCGCACCTTCTCCGCCTCGTCCGCGGCCGCGTTGATCAGCTTCATCCGCTCGGGGTCGCCGCCCTTGTCGGGATGATGCCGCGCCGCCAGCACCCGACGATGGCGCGCCACGGCGCCCTTCCACTGGTCGAGGACACGCTGCGCGTGCGCCTGAGACGAGCAGAGCGCGAAGTCCGGCGGCGCGATCTCCAGAACGGCGCAGACGTCGGCGAGCGTCACCGCTTCCTCCCCGGATGCATCGGCTGTCGGTACGCCGCCGGCTTCCCCGTCGAGATCGTCGGAGGCTCGGGCGGACGCGGTGCCGAGGGCTGCGCGACTTGCTCCGTCAGCCCGTGCCGCGAGGCTACGGTGTGCGCCGCCGCGATCAACCAGCCCGCGATCGCCCGCGGCTCGATCGGCCCGAAGCCACCGTTGATGCCCTCGGCGAACACGCTCGCGACCCAGAACTTCTCCGGCTGACCCGGCACCTCGGCGATGTACGTCGTCACCGCCAGCACGCCAGAGTCCGGGAGAAGTTGGGGACGATCGAAGCGACGACGAAGAAAGTCGAGCAAGCGAGCAGCGAGGTGGGTCATACGGACTCCTGGACGAGCCCGTGCTTACACCAGCACGTCGCATGCTCCGCGTTCACGTGCGCCCGCACATCCGCCCTCGTCTCGAAGGTCCGAGGACACCACGGACAGGCATGCATCAGATTCCCCTCCGTGCCAGCAACCCCGCGATCACCAACCACGGGATCGAGGTCTGAGGCAACGCTGCCGGGAAGTGCCCCATCGCACACACGAGCGCCGCAACCATCGCCCCAGTCACCGGATCACCGAACGCCATCCCCGGCGCCAACGTCCATCCCCAGAGCCCGAGCGCGAGCATCCCGAGGAGCCCGTACTCGAATAACGTCTCGACGAGGTCGTTGTGCGCGGTCGTGAAGACCTCGACCGTCGCCCCGGCCGCCCGGTTCCAATACGTGGCATCGCGCCGCCACGCCCCCGGACCCAGACCGAAGAAGATCGCCGGCCAGCCCCCACGCACCACGGCCGCGAGCCCGAGCTGCCACGCTCGCACACGCGCGCGCCACGAATCCCCGGCGCGACGACGGTACCAGCAGACCACGAAGAGTGCCGGCGCCGAGACAAGAAACGCCGGCACCATGAGCGTCGGATGCGCCACGAAGAACCCGAACAGCGCAGCCGCGACGCCGACGTAGGACGCGGTCACGACCAGACCGACGACGAAGAGCGGCAGAATCCAGAGCGGCGCCAGCGGAACGGCCATCGCGATCAACGTCGCCAGGACAACGCGCCCCGTCATCGCCGCACTCGCCGCGTCGCGCGCCTGGTACGGCGTCTGCCCCGCGCGAAGGGCCAGCACGTACTGAACGATCCCCAACACGGTTTGCACCGCAGCACCGGCGACGATCGCGTGCGGCAGCACCGTCTCCAGGGCCCGGGGCCCGTAGAGCACGGCCACGTACAGCAGCCCGAGCCCCGCCCACGTCAGCACCGCGCCGGTCTGGTGCGGGCCGATCCAGCGAGCCAGCGCGCACGCAAAGAAGATCCCCGGGCCCGGGGCAACGACGAAGAGCGCGAGGGCGCCAGCCCAAGCGAACGCGAGCAGCATCCGATCCCGCGCATGGCCCGTCGTCGGGCCGGCGTTCGCAAAGGGCGCCGCGATCAAGAGCGCCGCGAGCGCGATCGTCAGCGTCATGCCCCCCACCTCCGGGCCCGCTCGTACACGGCCGAGAACGCGAGCAGCACGAGCACCGGCAGGAACAGCAGGATCCCGATCAGGCACACGAGCCCGCTCGGCTCCTCGTGCGGATCCCGCTCTCCCCAGGCCCGCGCCGCGTGATGCTCCGCGCACTCGCCCTCGCACCACATCATCCCGGAACGGTCCATCACGCGACGCGCACGGCTCGCCGGCTTGCCACACACACCGCAGATCATCGTGTCGACCAGCTCAGGATGAAGGTCGAAGAGCTGCGCGCACACGCGCATCGGGCCCGGCATCACTGCGACGGCCCCGGCAGGAAGCGGAGCAACGCGAAGAGGATCGCGAAGAGGATCACCGTCGTGAGCCCGGCGAACATCGTCGAGAATCGCTGCTCTTCGTGGCAGAGCGCACACTCGCACTCGCGGCCGTGCAGCATCAGCTCCGCTCTCCGTTCGCCTCGTTGCAGGCGCCGGTATGGGGCTCGCCTCGCCAGAGCTGCGCCAGGCAGAACCCGCACGTCAGCGTGAACACCTCGGCGTCGCGATTGCCGCGGTTCATGTCCTCGACGAGGTCGGCGGCGTTCCACGGCGCGATACGCGGCCGCCGACGCCGCAAGATCACCACACGCTCCAACCGGAGCGTCGGCCGCCGGTTCAGGCTGCGATGATCTTCCATCCCGTCGTCCTCGACTCGCGGTACGGGCTCCCGGGCCCGAACCAGGCGAACACGCGCAGCGCGAACGCGCGCCGCCACGCAACGAGCTGGCCGATCGTGGCGCGCGCATCTTCGAGGGGCCACACCCCGAGCACGTGAAAGCCCGCCTCCATCAGCTCGCGACGCCAGCCACCCTCGGTCAACCGCATCGCGCCCTCGTGCACGCCGACGCACGGCCAGAGGTAGGGATCCGTGATCAGCAGTCGGCCGCCGGGTTGAAGCACGCGACGAATCTCGCGCAACGCCGGTTGCAGCTCGCACGGCCGCAGCAGGTACAACACCTCGGCACACCGCACGATCTCCAGCGACTCGTCGGCGAGCGGGATGTCGAGGACGGAGCCCTTCAGGTAGCACACGCCGCTGCGCCGCTGATCCTCCGCCGGCAGATCCGAGTCGAGCACCGACCACTCGCCGACACCGTTGTACGGTCGATGCCCTCCGCCGACGTCGAGCCCGCACACCGGGAACGATCGCGGTAGCGACTCGCGGAAGAAAGCGTCGATGGCGGCTCGGTGCGAGGTCATGGCGGCGAGAGGAGTGCGAGGAGGAACGCCAGGAGCATCACCGTCAAGAGCAACGCCATCGCCACGCCGCATGCCCAGACGTCCCGCGGGTCGCTCAAGCAGTGTTGCTCCCCGCCAACGTCGGCAACGCAGCGCGGCCGGTCAGCTCGGCGATGATTCGCTCCAGCGCCTCGACCCGCAGCTCCAGCGCGACGACGCGGGTCAGCGCGGTACGCGCGATCTCGCTGTCCGACTTCACGCGCAGCTCGAACGGCGCATCGTTCATGCCGGCCAGCCCGGCGTCGGCCCGAGCAGCGTGAACATCACGTCGCCGCTCCGTCCAACACAGCTCGCCGTCACGACCGCATCGGGATACTTCTTCGCGAGGTGCTCTCGCACCTGCTCCACGGTTCGCTGCGCCACGTCGAGGTCGCGCCGGCTGAACGTAAGAGTGCGCACGGTCAGATCGTGATGCCGTAATCCCACGAGGGCCGTCCCATGATCTCGCGGGCGAACGCCTGTACGACGGCGTCACCGTCGTCGGTCGAGCGCCCGATGCGCTGCCGGATCGTGTCCTTGCTCTCGATCTCGATCTTCCCCGACGAGACCACGCGCCACTTCGGCGCGGTGAGATCGCCGATGAGCTTGTCGTCGGGGGGTAACGCGATCCGCTCCCCGTTCGTCGGATCGAGCAGCTCGCGCAGATGCCACCAGGCAGCGCTGCGGAGGTTCGCGAACGCCAGCTCGCCGCTGCGATCCTTCACCTCGCACCGCTCCGAGGCGTTGAAGGGGAGCACGTCCTGATTCAGCTCGCGGAGCCGATCCACGACGCCGGCACCGACGCCGATCACGTCGACGATCGCCGCGCCGCCCTTCCGCAGCGCTGCCACGACCTGACCCGTCGTCGCCATCGTGTCCTGGTGATGGAAACGTCGCAGCTCCGTGATCGTCGTCCCGGCCCGAGGTGCGAGCACGGTGAGATCGTCGCCGCTGCGTCCCACGTCGACGCCGACCGTCGTGAGCGGGAGCAGCTCGACGCCGCTCTCCTTCCACGCCCTCCAGCGCTCGTTCGCTTCCTCGATCCAGGCGAGCGGAATCACGCCATCTTCATCGGCCGACGCGAACTCGCCGAGAATGCGGTTGCGATAGACCGCGCTCTTCTCGCCCCACTGCCGGCGGCGCAGCTCCGCCCACTCCTCGCCGATCCGCCCCGCCGCGATCGCTTCCGCGAGCGTGACGTGTCGCGCCCACCAGTCCTCGTAGCCCATCTCGCGCGCATGGATCTCGTAGAAGCGGCCGTTCGGCGGGCCCGGCGTCGAGATGCACAACGCCAGCGCCTCGGTCGACTTCGAGGCGCCGGATCCGCTGAACGCGCCCTCCGCCGCATCGAACGTCTTCGCCGGGATCGCCTTCGCCTCGTCGAAGATGTAGAGAATGTGATCGGCGTGCGCGCCCTCGATGAGATCCGGCACGTCGCTCGCCGCCGCGAACGCCTCACCCGTCTTCAGCTTCAGCGAGAGCGCGAGCATCTCCGACCGCGGGTCGAACGGGGCCCGCTCCAGCACGTCCCACCGCAGCCGGCGCGCCCACTTGTGCACCTCAGGCCAGAGGTACTTCGTGAGCTGACGCCAGGCGCTCGCCGTCGTCGGAATCTTCCAGTCGTCGCCGTCGCGCGTGATCGCGAACCAGAGAATCGCCCATGCCGCGATCGCCGTCTTGCCGACGCCGTGCAACGCTCGCACGGCAACGCGCCTCTTGATCACGAGCTGGCGGAGGATGTCTTCCTGGTACACCGTCGGCTCTTCTCCCGCTCGCCAGGCCACGCAGTCGTGGAGGAACGCGACGGGATCGACGCGGTACTGCGCCATGGTCATCATGCGCCGCTGGACTCGGCCAGCTTCCGCCGCACGTCGCTCCGCCCGCCGCTGGCTCTCCGCCTCGAGCTCCTCGAGCGTGGGCAGGACCAGTCCCCTCGGCAACGACGCCCTCACCCGGCCGCCTTCCTGAGCTTCACGAGGACGTCCTCGAACTCTTCATCGCTGAGCTTGGCGAGGTTGTACTGCACCGAGGTCTGAATCGGTCCGCCGTTCGGCCCCGTCAGCTCCTGGCGCTGACGGAAGTTCTCGTGATCTCGGTGCTTCAGGTACGACTCGCCGGCGCGCCAATCACCGTCATCAGCCGCCTTCGCGATCGACTTGTAGGCGCGCTCCCGGGGCTTCGCCTCGGCGACGACCACTGCCTTGTAAAACTCTCTGAATATTCCTCGGCGCGCTTTCTCGCCCCGCTGGTACCAGCGGAGGAGCGCCTCGTACCCCACCAGCGCACACGCCGCCGCATCCTTCCGCGAGCAGCCAACCGAGAGCGCCTCACAGATGCGCTCCTGGACCTCGGGCGTGAGCTTCGTCGGACGGCCACCGGGCATCAGCCACCAACGCCTGCAGACGGGTGCACTACGCGCACGAGTCGAGACGGAGGGGTCAGGAGAGAAGGAGAAGGACTGGGGAAAGGGGACGAGCCGCCACACGCGTCTCGTCGAGTGACACCGTAGCACGGAGCGGGCCCGGCGGGGAAGGACGGCAGGTCGGCGTCTGGTGGGACACGTGATAGGACAACCCCTAAAGGGGTTGTGTCCGGGTTGTCCTACCACGCCGACTGTCCCTGCGAACCTGGTAGGACACTGGTAGGACACGGAATGCGTGTCCCACCAGCAAGTGAGCATGAAGACATGCGAATTCAGTCTTCTAACAACTCTGATAGGACACGCATGGTTTGTCCTATCAGATGGGAGATCCTGGTGGGACACATCAGACTCAGCTTTCGCCGACGATGGGAAACTGGCGGACTTCATTCGCTTATCTCGTACAGCACGGCATTCTTCGCCGCCTGACCGACCGCCTTGATTCGGCCGTCATCGATGAGTCGATTGATGCCCCGCTTGATCGTCTTGGCGCTCTTCTTCAGGCGGTCCGAGAGAGCTCCAATGCTGACGCCCGGCTTCCCGACCAGCGGGTCCTCGCGTGGCAAGGATGCGATCGCCTGAATGATGAGATCCTCCGCGCCGGCCCCCTCCTCGTCGTCCTTGGTGCTCAGCCGGACGAGCGTCGGCGCATACGCGGGCCCTTCGGACTGGATCACCAGGCGGAAGGCAGGGGTCGCGGGGCCATCCTTCGCCTGGACAGTGACGCGAACGGCCCCCTGCTTGCGGCCGACGGGTTCGAAGAAGAGGGATTGCTCGGCCCAGGCGCCGAGGACGAAGCTGCCGCCAATCTCCTGCGAGCCACGGCTGACCCGGAAGCCCTGGGCCTTGCGGTAATGGTGCAGCACGCGGAAGACGACTCCGTACCGGCGTCGAAGATCGTCGAGGATCGCCAGCAACCCGGAGGCCTCGGCCGCCTTGTTGAGGTCACGGGCGGTGACCTTGCGCAGGACATCGATGTAGATCACCGCGGGGCGGAAGTCGGCGATCATCGCGTCGAGCTGGGCGACCTTCGCCTTGTCGTCGAAGGTGAAGCCGGACCAGACCTCGAGGCGAAACCAGGCGTCCAGGTCGCTCTGGAGCGCGGGATCGTCGGGATCCAAGCCGCGGCCGCGGAGCAGCGCGCGCAGACGCATCTGCGTGCGGCTGGGGGAATCCTCCTCCTCGAG